CAACAAGGGCGTTATTCTCTTGGTCTTCTTCTTTGAGTTCCTTCGAATCCGAAGAGTCCGCCACTTTATTATATACTAAACCAATTATAACAAGTATTAGTATTATAGAGGGGCCGATAAGTATTTCTACCGACATAGAGATTATTTAGACATTAACGAGTCGCCAAATATGCTATAAACAAGACACCACAGAGTATCATTGCTCCTAATATCAGAATACAAATCCCCTCTATTATACTACGTTTCAATTCTCTTTTACGATAAACTTCTTGCTCACGTTGTTTTTTTAACTTGCGTCTTAATTCAATCATTTCATTATAGATATTTGGGCCATATGCGTAAGTAATCAGAGTACGCAATTCCTTTTCCTGTTCTTGTATCTTTTGTCTATTCATAGTAATGTCGAGAGCCATCTTTTCGATACTCCCTTTCATCAATAGTTTAGATACACCGCCAGCACTATTGACTTCTCTTTCTGCGTAGTTAAAATCTGATACTGCACCGTACCAACGAGAAAGAGAATTTGTCATACTCTCTAAATCATTACCGAACGCAATACCTTTTTTGATGAGATTAAATGCTGAGGTCGCCGTTGCGACTGCTGTAATTGGGTCTAACATTGTAGTGGTGTCCTGAATAGTGAGTGATATGTCCACTACTATTTAGAATACAACTGATAGAAAATGAATGATATGGAAAACTTTTTTGGATCCTAGGTACTCTGGTTCCTGAAGTCTCAACACCGACTATGTATAATAGTTTAGTCCTAGAAGTGCTGTGACAAATAAGAAAACTAACCAAAGAAGGCCTTTGATAAGAAAGAACCAAAAGCCTAATCGTATTATTTTGTTGGTCAGATTCTTAATATTTTGTGGGCGAACCATTTAAGAAACCTTTTAATATGACCATTGACCCACTTATTCATAAAGTATCTAAAGAAACGTACTATGATGAGAATAGGTGAAGAGAGAACATCAAACGCAATTAGTCCAATATCTACCATTAAGTCAATCCAATGGTCTACTGTTGACCACTTTTTGAGTCTTTGTAATTTAGTGAGTTTTACCTCTTTTGAGGCTTTTACTTTCCTAGGCAATTTTTTATCCTCCAAAAAAAATTCTAGTTTAATGTATGGTTATTTATTGGATTAGAGACTGGTCGTTTTTTCTGATACGTCCTATAAGTGTGCTGGATGTTATTGCATTTGTAGTCTAGCGAATCACTTTGCTTTTTTAATAGCGCTTTTTCTGGAGGATTTTTGAGATTAATTCAAGTCTATTCTATTAGCTGTCACAGTAAACGTCTTACCTCTATGGGTAACTGCCTCTGTGGTGTTAGATGTCTTTGTCTTTGATATGGTCTCTTTGTAATCACCTCTCACATCTAAATTGTAGTTGCCACCTACTTTCATATTGTAGTCGCCGTTTACATTGGTATTCAATGTTCCGTCTTTGACCACAAGATTTAGGTTGCCTTTGTCCACCTGTATGTTAATATTGGCGTTTGGACCAACTTGTATATCATAGTGGTTGTCCTTTGCACCATCTTTGTTAATGTATAACTTATGACGGCCACCTATGGTCAAATCTGATTTGCCTTCAATTAATGCTTGACTTTTACCGTAAGTTATGTTATAATGGTCACCTTTTATTATATCGGTCTTTGTGCCATCTTGGTCTATTTCATATGACGTGCCTGTTCTATGTGATTCGAAGATACGCTCAGAGCCTTTTGTATCGTCATATTCTCTTATATGGCCGCTCTCTGATTCGTATACGTGATTGTAAGGGTAAGTTGCATTGTAAGGAATAGACGGCTGACTCCAAGTATCGCCATCTGAAGCGGCAATCTCTGTTGCCTCGTGGTCTTGTAATGAGACCAAATCAAAGTCTGCTGTTGGTATGCCGGTCACCCTAGATAACTTACGCAACTCTAAAGATAAATGCGGTTCATTACCATTTACGGCCAACCTATTTACATCCACCTCATCCTTATAACGAGGGTATATACCATTCGGGTCATAGAAACCTTTAGAAGGAGAAGACAACTCACTTGGTTTACCAGGTAAAGAACCTAATATCATAGGCTCTTGACAATCGGTGCCATCACGGAAGTAACCAAACACCCACGTACCCTCAACAAGAAAACTCGGAGATTGTCCAAGGCCAGATATTCCTGCTGATGTGACTGGCAGGATACATTGAGCCCAAGGTAAGTCTGCTGTCGGTAAAACGGTCTTGTCCTGCGTATGGATGCCAAGAGTACGCACCTTCACACGGCCAAGTTTCTGTGGGTCTTGACGGTCTTCTACGACACCATTAAACCAAATGAAGTCGTTAAATCCTAAAAAGTTATTGTCTCTGCTCATATTTTTTCCGATATTGCTCGCCTTTTAATACGCTAACTATACGCATTTATTGACCATTTAATTAATCCTTACGCACACCACCTAGATAACGTGGTATTTGCTTATCTTTCTTGTCCATCAACGCTTTTACTCTACGCAAAGGCGAGTTTAAGACCCTTATAGCCTTCTTCAGGCGGTCTTTGAATTTGTCTCTTAAATAATAACTTATTGTAGTTTTCTCTATCAATTCGCCCTTATAGAACCTCTGAAGCTTCTCATATTCTCTCTTATTGTCGGTTGCTGAGCGTATATCCTGTTGGATGCCATTGGCTATCTCAAATACTTTTCCTAACATATCTTATCTATTGCCTTTCACGTCTGTTTGTGTTATATTATTTAGATTGTTTCTCTCGGCCTTGTGTAGTTTACTCATTTTCAGGCCAATTGCAAGTATTTCCTCTTCTTTTGGCCATTCTTCGTGAAAGTACCTTATCTCCTTACACGCCGGACTCTCGGATTCTCTTTGTTTCTTTGTGTTCATCTATGTAGGGTCAAACTCCGAGGTGTTAATTGATTCATCTAGGTCATATATGCTGTAATCACCAGTCAAGTCTTTACCTATATCGGATATACTCTCTCCAGACGTTGGAAGTGGTGTTCCTACACTATCTTTCATACATTTGATTATCATATCGTGACTTCCAGTCTCTACGGCAACAATATGTTTAATCGCCAATACTACATATCTACCTGCAAAATATGGATTTGCAATGTCTTCCTCATCAGGATTGGTTGGTCGCAATAGTGGTAATGATATATTAATCATATCGCCCACTCTTAAATCGGTCTTACCATATACTGACATATTCAATACATTTTGTCTTAACACTTGTGATTTTGATAGTTGTTTAGGTAATGTTGCTGATACTGGTACAAACTCATAGTCATTATGTATCTTTGTTGTATCGGTCATTACCATTCTCTTACTATTGGGCAAATCTGTAATCGCCTTTGCGTTCTCTGATTCTTTACTAAACGGAGCAATTGGTGTCATACTAAATGCTGATGAGCCTGTGCCTATGGGCTCAGCGTGATATTCTTTTTCAAAGTTAGAATGGTAGTCAAAGTTATGTTCAGTAATAGTTTTATTAAAGGCGTCGTGTACAACTAGTTTATTTGCGTACATACCCTTTTGCATATTTTCTAGTGTTGCCATTGGTGATTCAAAGTCATATGATTTAATACTCATCATACGTCTTTCTGTATTTTGCAACATATCATTGTCCATATCGGTGGTTTGTACCATCTGTGTTTGGTAGTTCCATTTTGATTTACGCAATCTACCACCACCAAAACTAAACAATGATTCTAAACTTCTAAAATGGTAACCATCTGCCGTCTCATAGAACATATAACCTGAATTATTATACTTTGCACTTATGGCCTGTCTTGCTAGAAATGATATTGTCTCGTATGGTTTTTTACTTGGTATGACATATTTGGCATTTGTCTTTGTCGGCTCAAAGAAAAATCTCTTTTTACTGTTTAGATATTTCTTATTACGCAATACCTTTTGTACACCATTTTCTACTGGTCCTGTAAATGCCTCACTTACACTTTCTGTCACATTTTCATATGATTCAGGCGAACAAAATAATATCTCGTAATACTGTTTTTTAGGATTAGTAGGGTCAAGTGTGATATTTGCAATTTTAAATATTCTAAACGGTACACCAGTATCTTCGGTGTAGTCATAGCCTAATAAACCTGGTGTGTTAAATGATAATGATAATCTTTCTAAACCTGTGATTGGTAATGTAGTTCTAAAGTCGTTATTGTCTTCAACGATAATTCTACCTGCTAATGAGTAAGCAAATAGATTTTCTGTTAACTCAAACGTTCTTAAAATCGGTAGAATATCTAACGATTTAAACTTATCTTGTCTAGGATTATTTGATTCTTGGTACGATATAATCTTTAGTTCGGTGAGGTTATATTGACCTGCTTTGTCTAATGTGTATAAATCTTGTGACATTTCATTATCTATTAATCATTTTTTTAAATTCAGTTACAAACGCATTTAGATATTGTGGCTCTAACATCTTAATCGTTCTCTTTTTGTCTTGTAATCTTCTTTCGTATTCAATATTTGATACTGCTCCTGCTCCTAATTCTGTGCTGTTTACTTCTACCATATGGCTGTAATCACTAGGTCCATCACCTTTTAGTTTACCACTTGATTGTATTTTCTCGTAATGGTGTATGCTTTCAGCGTTATCATATTTGTCTTTTACAAATTGTTGAAAGTTATACTCATCTAAAGGCCAGTCATAATATCTGTTTACAATATTGTTAACTAAACACACAACAAAGAAATACTTGGCGTCACCATATGCTTTAAATGCTACAGTTTCAGGTGAATCACCCTCTTGTATATCATAGTCATCTAATAATACTACGTTGTTCAATATTTTACTTCTTGTCTTTACACGTCTGAATATATCAGGCGTTAACTTGAAATCATCATTGCCTAATACATCATATGCTAATTTTGGAAATTGTTCAAAGTAAAACATTATGCACCCTTAATTATATCTCGTTTGGTTAATAATCTGTCTTCTGTAAACTCTAATGACATCTTAATGTGTGTTGGCATACCGTTACCAAATGTAGAAACTTGGCCGTCTGGTGTATAATCTACTATAACATTGGTCAAGTATGCAGCTGCTATGCCGTGTAAATATGAATTCTGTTTGCCATTAAACATATAACTTATTCTGAAATAGTTTGGTATAGAAAATATACTACCAAAACCTGCACCTAAACCTGGTGCTGAATTATATTTCATAATGTTAATAATCTTTTGTACTGCCTCACCCTCTTTTTCATTTCTAGGGGCAAAGTCAAACTCGTATGTAAAACTTCTAAAGTTTGGTGCTGAATAAAATTGTTCAGCTCTAGGATTAATAGCAACACCACCTCTTTTGGCAGCCATTCTTACAGGATTACCTAAACCCATTGCATCAGCAGCTTCACCTACAATTTTAGAACCTTCTCTCAATAGAGGACCAACTGTGCCCTCAATACCAGCAGTCATTTTATTTAATGCGCCTTCAGCGTCCATAACTTTCTTTAGACCTGCCTCTATATCACCTGTCACTCCTAAATCTTCATTATCATATGATTGTGAATAAGAAACTTTAATATTAGGTGGCATATAAATTGAAACAGCAGACGTTGTAATAGTTTTATCACCTTGTCTCGGTACATTACCGTCTGGTGTCTTTAAATTAAATTCTTTATTTTTTAAGGCCTTGTCTATCTTAATAGCATTTGCTACCTTACCAAATGTGGTCTCTTTAGCATTTGGATTTCTTAATGACGCCTCACCACCGTGTGTGAATGTGGTTGCCTCTTGTGGTTCATAACCAACATAACCTGATTCAAATAGTATAAAATGGCCTAGTTCATTATTACCTAGGTCAAGAGGATAATGAACAGGTGTAAATGCTAGTGGACTCTTTTTCAATTTTTCTTGTGGTGATTCTTGAATAT